CTCCGCTGATTGGCGAACATCATCACCGAACTGAGCTTCTTGCCCTGTGGACTCAGCTCTCTGACGATCGGCGGCTTCTAGCTGGTTGCGGTAAGCCTTGCCGAAAGCAGAGCTAGCGCGTGCGTAAGAATCCATATCAGTAAAGAATAAAAAGTCCAGGCAAGTTGCCGCTAATAACAGCCGTACAAGAAAGAGGGAAAAACTGGTTACCCGCTAACTCAATAGCAGATGCAACTTGATTAGGAGCATCAGTAAGCTCAACGGCTAAATATCCTTTACTCTGGTTCGAGTCAGCCTCAAGAAATATTGCGCGGCACGCAGGAAACCTTACGGTATCCATAGTTCCAGACAAAGAAACTCCAAATCCACTTGCATATGGAAGTTGAGACGTTTGTCCGTAGTAGGAACCAAAAACACGTACGTCCATAAATTACAAAATCAATAGTGTAAGTCTACTCTGCTGACACCTGTTTGATGTAGTCCAGATATACTTCAGCTTTTTCTAAAGAAGTATTTCCTCCTTTATACCGCTCCCTCCAAATGTATTTAAGGGCATTTCCCTTGCAAAACCCTCGATACTCTTCGGGCGTTAGTGCTGCACGAATAGCATCAATACACTCAATATCACCTTGAGCATAGTGATCAGGATGTTTTACCTGTTCCATAGTCACTCAAACATCGAAAAAGTCGTTATTAACGAGGGATCACCTACAAGTTCCTTTGAATACTTTGTATCCATATGTTCAACAAGAGCAAACTCTGGAATCGTTAATCCGTAGTCTGTCCTTGTGAGCGGAACCACACGGCGATGCTCTTGGTGCGGACTAAGCCCTTCAAAAGCTAGACCCATAGAGGACCTATCGGCAATAGGCCAGTTTCTGTGGGCGGTCTTGAGATAGCTGGAGTGCGGGTCGCAGCTGTCCGAAACAATATAAGCTTCAGCTTGCTCTTGGTCAAGAATCATTAGTCCCGCATACGGGTTACCAAGAGAAACAAAGCAGAGGACATCTGGATCTTCTAAGTACAGGTACGTTGTTGCTTCGTAAGGACGATCACCCCAAACGTTGTGTGTGAGCCCCGTAACATTCCACTGCTTGTAGTTATCGAAAGGAATTTTGTCAGAGTTTTTGAGTTCGTATCGGCAGAATCCAGGCTCTAAATTTAACTGTTTTAACTTGTCTTTGTACTTAAGCCAGTAGTTAAAGTTTTCTTCCGTAAAGTGCATATCGTTTTCAGCATAAATATAAAAGTCAAAGCTTTGGCTTGTAACAAAAAACCTTAAATCAGCTTTATGTGCCCACGTAAGCGAATAACCTTCATAAGAAGCGTCAGCAATCTGAACATAAACATCTAAGTCTTCAACATTGGCTTCAATCAGTTCATAAAGCTCAGGAACGTCTTGCTCATGCGCTTTATCCACATAGATATAGACAGTCTTACTTCCAGGTAGCTTCGAGTAACTCTGCAGAGCACGGAGTAGAGGATCAAACCGCGACAGGGGATCATAAGCAGTCAGAGCAATGAAAAACTTAAACATTTCAGTATTCGATGGAGAAGTTGCCGCGTTTTTGTAAAAACGTCATGAGCCAAGTGTATGCGTCCAGTAAGTCATCATGCGAGGTAGCACCTATGTTAACAAGCTGATCGGTAAGCGCATCAAACTTTCTGTATTTATTAAAAATGACTTTTTTATTTTCCAACAAGCCTAAAGTTCCTCGGAATCGAGCTACCTTGTCTCCTCTAAAACCTTTAACTTCGTGAATATGGAGGTTGCTCAAGCCACGCTCGTTTAGCAGCACACGTCGGAGGTCAGCGGCAAGAGAAGCTTGATACGCAACAGCCTCAACAACAAGCGTAACCGTGGAATAAGTCGGGAAGTACTGATCATCCTGAAGCTGAAGGATACCCCATTCGACAAGCATGTCGCACAACAAGTCAATTTTCTCAAGGTTGCCGATGGAGCGCACCTGATGCGAATCGATAATGTAATACTTATCTTTTAACCTGCCTCCCAGCACAAACGCTGTGTAGTCAGACGTTTCATTCTTACTTGCTGAAAGGTCAATTCCAACAGCAAGAGAATCAAATTCAGTGACAACCTCACCTTTCACAATCAGATCTGGAGACAGAACCAGATCCGAAGTCATTACAGGCTGTTGCTGGTACTGGTACGCAAACGCTACCGGGTCGAGTTCTTTTTGTTGAAGCAGGTAATCCACGGACCACTGCTCAGGCCAGTAACTAATCGGTTCTCCTGCATCGTTATACGTAATCGCCTCTTGAACCACCTGCTTCCAGCCCTTCTGAGGGATAAACATCGTTTTATGGATGTCCAACGGGTGGAAACGAGTGCCAAGACAAATCGACCGACCGCCCTCAAAGATAATCGGAGCGATAACACTACTCCAGTTAGAGTTCTGCTCTTCGCGAATTGCCGGATTGCGTATATCTGTACTACTCTTAATAGGGTCATCTACTATACACAAATGCGCTCGCTTACTTGTAATACTACCGCGCAAACCTGCCGCACGTAGCGTAAATTCCTCATCACCTACACGAGGTATCCCTGCGTACTCAAAATCAATAGACCAACCTATATCGCTTTGCATACCAGGCTTAAGCCTGCAGGTAGGAAAGATTTTTTTAAAAGTTGCACTGTCGACAATCTGTTTAATGATGCGACTTTTTGGTATTGCTGTAGCGACGTTATACGATACGTAGATTATCTGCAAAGGTCTTTGTGCAGCTGTGTGACGACCAATACACCAAGCAGTAAATAAGTTCAAACAAGTTGATTTAGCCGAATTATTACTCACGACATAATTTTTAATAAGAAAGCGGTGCTGCGGATTATCTACTTCAATGCAACGCACAGAAGAGCGTCCAACGGATCGAATGTCTACGATAGATCGAACATTTGTGCTGTTAGATCGCTGAGGCGCTGGGCCTAAATAGGTGCTTGCTTTCCGTTGACAGTGGAACGGCGCAATGCCTTCTGGTAGTCGAATTCCAATCCTATAAGCCAAATTTTTGCTGACAATTTTGACTTTATTTCCTGCCTCATCAGTAGTGTAGTAGTGGGGATAATAAGGCTTACCCGGTAAAGCAATGCCACCTAATGACTGTACTAATTCAGTGACATCTTCAATCAACTGAGGACTTGAGCTTCCAAACCCTAAGCCGCCAAAACCGGAATCGCTTTTATCTTTGTTGTTTCGGTTCATTCGTGTTCCGTCGGTGTCCATCAAACCTTGTAAAAGAGCCACGCGCTGCTCGATAGACCCCAGCAAATATTCTTTAGGGATGCTCTTTTCAAGAGCACCTTTACCCATCATTCCGAGATCTCGCAAATCCAGAACAATTTGTTTTCTAACACCTCCACGACGTCCATCTATTATGGGAGCTTTATTGCCTTCAGTATGCTGAATAGTGTAGGAATACTTCCTTGACTCATAAGAACGCTCTACAGCTACCAAGTCGCTGCTTAGTTCTGCATTCACTCGCTCAATAATATCGACATCCTCAGTGGTGATGGTGATATTGGTTTTGTCTGTAAGTCCTCCGTCTCCTAGAAGAACACCAACGATATAAGGACTGACTTTGAAATCGCGATGAGGATATCTCACAGGCTCTGTAACGGGAACCTGGTATCTAGAGTTTCCCCGCGTGTCCAACCAAGGTTTTTCGCCGGGTGTAGCCATCCGTGTGGTTCGCTTAACCCCTGTACGCCAATTACCGGAAACTCCAGTTGTTACAAAACAGCGCAACTCCTGAAGAGTTCTCGTTTTAAAGGTTCCTTTCGCATCTGTGCCCATTCTCCGGCAATCGATTTTGTGCGAGTCGTCGCAGCGCATGGTCGTCCCATCGCTAAAAACAACTTCAAAAAGTTCAGTTTCTTCGTAATCAAGGGTGTTTACCACCGTGGCGGCTGACCCATCGTCGCCGTAAACTGTGTCACCGATTTCAATAGCGTGAAGCGGCGTCCAACCCGTCGGAGTTGCTACAAGTGTGTTTGGGTCTAGAGGACCTCGTGGGCTCAAAATATCTGTATTAGGGCCAGCAATATCAAGCAAGTACCTGTTACTTTCTCCAGTCACAAGCTCTCTATGCCATTGAAGCATATGCTGTGCTGGAGGTTTATCCATAAGCGTACAAAAAGTCGCAAAATCATTCTGTGCGCGACTAAAAACATTATCTACTGTTGAATCATTGCTTGAGTCTTCCACAGCGCGTTGAGCGCGAAGCTTCAAAGCACGGCGATAAGCAAATGTCTCTCGGCTAGGCATATTCCTAAAACTGTCTGTATACTGTTAGCAAGATTCTACAGCTTTATGGCAAAAATTCTCTGGTACGGGGATATCCTTTCTAACACAGGCTTTGCTCGTGTAACTCATAGTATCTTAGAGCACTTGAGTAAAAATAATGAGGTAGTTGCGTTTGGGATCAACTACATGGGAGATCCTCACGATTTACCTTTTAAGGTTTATCCAGCTACAGCAGCAAACCCCTCTGATCGTTTTGGTATTGGACGACTACCTGACGTCGTAGCAAAGGAGAAGCCTGATGTATTTATCTGCTTAAACGACATCTGGATCGTTAATCAGGTGTGGGAGCGCATACACTTTCTTAAAGATCAAATTAAATTTAAATTTATTCCATACTTCCCTATTGACTCTGAATGGTACACAGCATCTATGATGCGGTTTATCAAAGACTGGGATTTTCCGATCACGTTCACAATCGAACAAGCTCAACGAATCATGGCTCACGGCGTGCAGCCAAAAAGCCTTGCAGTTCTCCCTCATGGAATCGATCCTGCAAAATTTTATGAAATTGACATAGAAGAAGCTCGGAAAGCACTAGGACTTCCTAAAGATAAATTTATAGTTCTTAACGCTAATAGGAATCAACCACGCAAACGAATTGACTTAACGATCAAGACTTTTGCAAAGTTCGCTGTGGATAAGCCTGATACTATGCTTTATCTGCATATGAGCGAGAAAGACCTCGGATGGAGCGTAAGGGAGCTGTTTGAATCTGAGATGAATCGTTTAAATATCGCTCCAGATAACCGACTGATTATGACTTCAAACAATATAAATTACACAAACGCTCCGCCTGATGAACTCCTAAATAAAATCTACAGCGCATGCAACGTGGGAATTAATACAGCCGACGGGGAAGGTTGGGGTCTTGTTCCTTTTGAACACGCCTCTTGCAAACGAGCCCAGGTCGTACCAAATCACACTTCGTGCAAAGACATTTGGAAAAACAGCGCATGTTTAATCGATGTCGCAACATGGGTACGTGACAAAGATCTGGGAGTCGAAAGAGGACTAATCGATGTCAACCACGCTGCTGATCTTCTTTCTTGTCTGTACGAAGACAAAGAGTATCTAGATCATACAGCACAAGAATGTTATAAAGTTACTCAAAACCCAGCTTTCCGTTGGGACAAGATTGCCGAAGGGTTTGAAAAAGCTATCGAGGAGGTGTGCAAGTGAGTACTCAGCACCATCGTTATCACACAGCCTACTCTTACGTAACTCATCCTCTCAAAATAACTCCTGAAAGAGGCGTCCCTAATGTGTACAAACAAGCAGATGATCTTGGGGGTTCTTTTGTACGAATTAGTAAAGGTTTAGATAAAAACCATGTAGCTAACTTTAGTCCGTCAGTCATTAAACACACAGGACACACAGTTATTGCATGGAGAGCTCAACCAGAGCCCTTCTGTTTCCGGCACGATATGAAATATTTTTACTACAACAACACACCTACAGAAATTTATATCGGACAGCTACATAATGACGACACAGTTCTGGCAGCCAGAAAATTACGTAGCAAGCCTCATCGACTTAGCTACGAAGACCCACGCTTGTTTTTAACTCCGGACGACGAGCTTTACGGACAATTTGTTACAAGTTCGTACGCATCGAAGTGGGATACGAACAAGTCTGTAATGGTTAAGTCCCCGAAAGTATGTGTAGGAAATATTAATGAGTTTGGAGAGCTGGTTGATGCTCTATACCCTCCCGTTGGTCAAAACCACGTGGACGGGAAGGCAGAGAAAAACTGGTGCTTCTTTAGCGACAAAG